CGCAACAACAAGCTGGAAACCCATCCTCTGGCGCTCCGTCTGGCGGGCCAACCCAAAAAGTGGAATTCACACTACCCAACGGCAGCAACGCCAACCTTAGCGGGGACCCTGAAGACGTGAATAAGCTGCTGGATTTTCTGAATGAAACCGGCATGAGGGCAACGCAGTGACGCTGGATGAAATCGACCTGACCGACAACCTGCTCTGGGATGATGAGTTCAGTTTCAACCAGATGGCCGAGGAAAAAGAGCGCGGGCTTACGGGCGGGCTGATCATTCAGTCTGGTGTGAAGCTTTATGGCCGCCCGGTGACCCTGAGTGGCTGGCTGCCCAGGGGCACTCTGGATGCATTGATAACTAAGGAAGGGGCCGGTAACGCGGCAATGGCGCTCACCCTTGACGATGGTCGGGAGTTTTACGTGGCATTCGACCGTACGCGGGGAGTCGCTGTTGATGCTACCCCAATTAAAGGGAGCACCCATATCAGTCTTGAGCCTGGCGCCTGGTATGTCGCCACGTTGAGATTACACACCGTTGAGCCCCCGCAATAAAGGAGCGAATTCGTGCCGATTACCAGTGATGATATCAAGCTGATGCAGCCAGAGCGGCTGAGCGACAACGAGGACGGTGGCGGGCAGATGACCGGCCTTGAGGTGATCGACGGCGATATCAACAACCTGTTTGAGGATATCTCCCGTGTTAACCGCACTTACGGCAATGTGAGCCTGAGAAAGGCATTTCTCAAGGTGGATACTGCCACGGCGGATTTGTACCTGGATGCACATTCAATCCTGAGCGCGCAGCCCCTGGATCCGAACGTCTCGGGGCTGCTTTTCACGACCCAAGACTTTTACGATGAGCGAGGGCAGGCTCGGCAGCGTATTGAGTCGTTCGTTATTCCTGGGCCTGTTACCGCTCTTGCACTCCGTGGCACCCAGCTCCAAGGGCAGCGCACGATCATCTGCTATGCCCCGAGTGTGAACAACGTGACTGCCCCAGAGATCGGAGAGACATTGTTGCTTCAGGAAGGGCAGGATCTTGCTTCCCAGCAGTTCATCAAAATTCTCAACGTGGAGCGTACCGAAGAGACGTTCACCTACCAGGTGAGCAGCGGTGATATTCGGACTTTCAAGGCCGACCAGTACATTCTGGAGCTTTCTGCGGAGCTGAAGCGAGACTTCCCTGCGGGAGACCCGAATCCGAAACCTGCTGGCCCTTCACTTATTTACAGTACGCAACCTGCCACTTCTGCAAAGTATTTTGGTTCGACTAACCTTGCTGAGCCTGCTGCAGGCGGGGCGTCATCCATCGTGGTATCTGAGACTTTCGCACCGATCATTCCAACGGCTAGCAATGAGACGCCATTTATTGATCAGCGGCCCGGCGGTTTTGTCAGTCAGGTTGTCCCTTCTGGGCCTGGCAATATCTCAATGCAGGTAACTGTGGAGGGTGGGACCAGTTCCACCATGCCCACGGCGATGGTGCCTGGTTCGCTTAATATCACAGTAAGTGGAGAGACTTATACCGATAAAGGTGGTGTCTTCCTCAATAGCGGCGGGATTCAAGGTGCGCTAGAAGGAACTCAGATTGACTACCGGACGGGCCTGATTAACTGGTTGTTTAGCTCTTCCTCTTCAGTGGTGAACCTGACCTACCGGCCCGGTACTTTGCGTCAACAAATCCCCAATACCGGGCGAATTGATATCGAGGAATCAAACCGCAACTTCAATTATGTGTTGAGCCTGGATCCGCCGCCGGCGCCCATGTCGTTCAACCTGAGCTATCAGTACCTGGGTAAGTGGTATGAACTGCAGGATGATGGCACTGGCAACCTGCGCGGGGATGGGTCGGGCCAAGTGAACTATGACACCGGCAGTATCGTGGCCACTCTTCAGGCGCAACCCGACGCTGGTTCTGTCATTTTTTACCGTTGGACTGAAAGCAGCCTGTATGTGCATGATCCTGAAGCTTACGACGGAGTCACTCCGTTGGTGATGCAGCTGGCCAATGG